GAAGTTGCTTACGCTTGCTTTCGTAGGTAGTCTTCTTGCTATCGAGTGCGTTGCCCAGCTCGATTAATTCAGAGTGAGTATTATCAAGTTGGTCAAACGTCTGTTGCATTTCAATTTGTGTTGGTATAGGCATTTCAATTTCTCCTAAATTATATCTAAGGCGACCAAACGCCACCAGAATAATTTCCAAACTGAACAGGGATGAGAGCCATGAACGGAGGTAATAGATTCGCCGCACTTCCTTCAAATGTCGCGTCATGAACATGTGGCTGGGTAGCATAAACTCCGCCTACCAGTTTTCCGCCAACAGATGATGTAATTGATGGCGTTAAATTCTGCACATACGAAGCACAGGGCCCCGATCCCGCCGCCGATAACTCCGTATTACCGCCATGTGCTGCATAATCATCTTCTAAATTATGAATATGCATGATCTCGGCTATTGTAAGAATATGAGATGAGATTAAGACGGAACCAGCAGGCTTAAATGTTTTGTTTCCCATCTGAGTGCCGACCTGATAACCAGAACCAACTGCAGATGCTCCTATCGGAAATTGGTCTGTGAGATCCTCGCTGCCATCAGTACCATCTGCAATATGCCAGTTTAGATAACCTGTGAGAAGTTTCCCGGTGAAGTTCGCCAAGGTACCATACCAGAAGCCAATGACTCCATTTTCTATGCCACTACTAATTGCACTCCCTTCGAATCCACCTAGGAGATCTGCGTTTAGGGTACTGCCGGAACCATCACTATCAGCGGTCCAAAAGTAAGAATCCATTGTTGCTTTTAAATAGTATCTTGAATTATGATTATGCACCGCAAGATAGTCTAAAATTGCTTGGTACTGTGTCTGCAAGTGATTTAAGTCCGAGGCGAGCACTGGAGTTCCCGAAGACCATGTTTTTGGGACGTATGCCATTTAGCTCACCTTTATAATTAAATATTTCGAAAAGTAAAGTGGAATTATCGAGAATGGATTTAAGGTTATTGCTTTAGTCCCAGCGCCATGGGCCTCGTCTACAGCGGCGTGGTTATATTCTGTTGTTCCGCTTCGTGTGGATGTTGTGGCGCATTGGCTGCCGCCGCCTCCGCCATAACCTGGGCTATTGTTATCTTGCCAATCATGGTAATGGTAAGGAATTTCCTCCAATGTTAGCACATGACCAACTATATTCACCGTTCCGCCAGCGGCCGTCAATGAGGCCACGCCCCCGATGCTCCGGGCAACATGAAGTGATCCGGCTCCCATAAGAGCCAGCCCCCTGCAATCGGGCAGGACAATACCATTCACGGTACTCCCGTCTGCTATATGCCAGTTCGTAGGAACATTCACATCAGTTCCATTCCAACCAAAACCCATCCCGATAGGTATCAGACCGCCAATTAACTCATTATAATGCTTACCGTCAATTTTATCGGCATCCGGCCCGATCCCAGGACCCATATGATTCAGACTAAAAAATCTGGCATCTGATAACGATTTATTGTAATAAAGATCTTCATGGAGATGGATATCGATATCTAGCTTAGCTTCGGAGAATTGTGTCTCCAATAGGCTCATATTTCTAGCCGTAAGAGGCGTAGAGCCATCGATGAATGTAATAGGAACGTAGACCATTTTTACCTCTTCAATATCCAGGCGTAGGCCCTACTTTTTACCAATAATGGTAAAGATCCAGCATGATAAACATTGTTTTCGTCATAATAGCCGGTCCACGTGAACGTATTATTTTCATGCGGATGCCCAATGGGATCTATATTCGGAATTCCGGAAACGCTTGATGTAGCTACTGTTCGTGGAGTAGGATATATATGCGATCCCCCAGTTGATCCGGGCCCCCAGGGATTATATTTGTCGCTATATGTATGTTGATGCCTCGGTATCTGGTTTGTGGTCAAAATTACAGGATCTAGATCGAAAGCATTAGCATAGGGCGTGACACTTGCCGCACCTCCTAAAGTTCCTGGGGAATATCCATTCCCGGAACATATTAATATTCGTCCTCTGGTGTCTATAGTTCCATTTTGACCGTTCATGAACAACCAAGAAGCAGAGATTGAGGCAACTGACTTACCCCATAATGCAATCGCCCCGCTGGGTATCGCAAGGGCTTGGAGCTGAGCCAATGTATAGCCATCTACACTAGCGGCATTGAGGCCAGAACCGGGGCCATCGTTTCTGCCACTTGGATGAGCAGCAGTTCGGAAGAAGGTTGAAGTGGCTAAGGCTTGAATATAATAGGTGTCATCATGCAAGAAAGCATCTATGTAAGCTAGGCCATCAGCAGCTTGAGTCTCAAGATTATTCAGACCGTTGATTTTTTGGGTCTGGGTCATTGCATTTTCTTGCCAGATGGTAGGGACGTAAGTCATGTGGCCTCTTCTATCTTGTTTTTATATTCTTTCCGGCGTTCTAAGAGAATGAATCAGTTATTTCGATCTGGAGAGCTTCGAGAGAATTCTTGGTGTATGCAAATACAAATTCATCAAACTTAATTCCCGTGCCCGCAACCGCAGAAGCACCATAACCTCCATAGATCCTAATCTTCGCTATGGCGCCATTGCCTTCTTGTGATGTCACGAAGAAAGTCGTATCGACCTCGCTTGCTGAAACCGTTTGCTCGGTTCGATAGATCCTGGCCAACTCATTGTTTCCAGCATCCAAGAGGACACAATACTTTTGAGCATCATTATCCGGATCAACACAAGGCCAAAACGCCGTTCCAGGATAAGTCGATGCCCCTGGATAGACCTGATTGAATAGGTTCGGATTATTGGCCGCATGCCAGGCCTGGGCGAACTGATGCAATCCTATGACCTCAGACCCTTCCGAGATGTTCTCCTGAATTATTTGCTGCTGGGGTCGAGAAGCTATTTTGCAGAAAATGTTATCCCACGAATCCTCTACAGGGCCCTCTGCGCATTCCACATCTCGATAAATCAAATCATTCTGCTCAGTGATATCAATAGCAGTAATAAGAAATTCTATATCAGATATGCCATATTTGGGATAGTCTATTGTCTGAAGCTGGCCCGCCGCTATACCATCATCTCGAAGCGTCCTGTATATGAACTTCCGGCCCATAGCGGAATAATGTGCCAGGAGAGCTGCCGCTCGGTCGAGGGCTGCTTCCTTGGTGTTCAGTGATGAGTCATCTATAATATCTTCTACGACTCCAGTCCCAATGCCTTCTGTCAGGGCGCGTAGTCCAACCTCAGCCGAATTCGTGACTTTTGCCATGACTGAATAGAGACCGTAGTAATCTACTTTTAGAAGATTGCCATCAGCGAGCGGAGTTCCCGAAGAATCCTGTGAAATCTCTTTTTCTTCTTTGTTCCAATACCAATCATATCCAGACTCTACCCCTCGGATTCCGACCGTCTTTATGGTCCAAGTGGATCCACCATTCGTGGAGACGGAGACAACCGGCTCTTGGCCGATCGCCAGCCTCATGGTGAAAGTCTGGTTGTGGCCATCTCCAACTTTGGTTTCCGTCTGCAAGACGGTGGTTTCTTTCGATCCTCGGATGTACTGCACGTTTCGGTACTTCGGAGATGATCTCTCCACAGTAGGAACGCCAACCGTATCTTCGTGCGTGAGCGCCCAGGGACAGGCATAGGTGGTCCGATCGATGAAATAGAGCTTCCTGTAGGTGTCCACAAACCAAGTGAACGTGCCCATGTACTCTTTTCGGGCGTCCATAGCTTCATTGCCGTGAACATAGTTCGTGGCAGCCTCTAGGACCACATCACCGTCCTGAATCTCCCCTTCTCGGATTCCTTCAGCTCCGAAGTATTGACCTAGCAAGTCTCTGACCTGCTCGCCTACGGTCGTGTTCTGCCAGGTGCCCTTTACGATGAGTTTGTCGATTCTGTAGTGTTCATCCGCGAATTCAACATCATGCCAGATGAACGATTTGTTTCGAAGAAGCTCTTCCTTACTGGATGAGACTATCCCAGAGAAATGAACGTCTGCCCACTGGTCGTGGAAAGTCACTTGCTGACCTTCTTCGAAATGCCAGGGTACATCTCTTTCATAGCCCTGGGAATCTTTCACGGTGACCTCCGCCGTGGAGCGTTCTTCAACCCGATGATGTATGCCCATCGATCCACGTTTCATCAGGAAATGAACGTCAGCCCAATCCTTGAGTGACATCTGAGCGAAAACCGAAAGGTCATAGTTTCCAGATCCTCCAAGGGTCATATTAGCGAAATCTGCTAACGAAAGCAAGGCGAAATCTACTAACGAAAGAGAGCCGAACGACCCTGAACTGGCCGATTCTAGAAGGCCAAAGCGATGGCTAATGTTGCAGGATTCGTACAGTTTAACATCGCCTATCTGGATGAACAAAATTACTCTCCAAATACACTACACTAAGCGAGCTTGCGACTTACGATCGATGCACCTTTGTACACCTTGGCGGTTCCGGAAGTTACTTTCAAAAATTGAATTTGAAGGTTTCCAGGAGTTGCACCATTGAAAACGGTTCCTTTGATTCTTACAATTCCATCCCCCGCGACGGTACAAACCGCGGTCAGCGCGGTTGCAAGTGCCGTACTTCTGGCATAGTTAGCCGCGGTTACGCCGGTTGTTGATCCATCCTGTGACCATTCAATAGTGGCCCCAGATGGAGCCGTAATGCCGAATTGTATCCCCGCTGAACTGGTTGAGTTCATATCTATATTTACATCGAACGCCCATACTTCATTTGCGGCTAGAACTTGAGCTAATCCTGTGACATCTGTTAGGGTCTGGCCTGATGTGGTAACATCTCCGGTACAATATCCAGTCCCTCCTAACAAAGTTCCGCGTAGGTTACCAGTGGCGTAGATATCGCCACCAACTTCCAGAGCGTAAGTCGCTGGTAAACGTCCGATTCCTAGCTTGGAGGATTGGAAATATATCGATCCTGTGATACCCGCACCTGTTCCGAATCCCCAAACAATCGTTGTCCCTGTATCCTGAGAGTAGACTCCACACCTTCCGGCGCCGTCATGGAAAAGAATGCCCCCTCCATAAGTGCCTTCGACGATGATTGCGCTAGTGTCATTTATAGCTGGATTGAAATTTGGGCCATAAAAATGGAATTGCCGGAGGACTTCATTATAATAGATAGTCTGAGCGGCGTCTAAACAGACGTTTCCTTTCGTTGCATGGGCCGTACTTGTTAATATGAGATTTCCACCGCTAGCAATATCTCCTTTAATAGTCTGTCCACCAGATCGACCTGCTAGAAGAGCAAATTCGGTTTCGTGTCTTCCATCGATTTTATCAGAATTTAGATTTCCGACCACCACACCGCTAGTTACGGCAAGAGGTGAAATACCGCCATCTGCAAGAGTTGAAATTAATTGTCCCGTTGTCTCATTGTAATACAATGATGCTCCTAGATAGATCAACCCTTTTGTCGCATGAAATGTGCTTCTCAAATAAAGGTTGTCTTGTGATCCTGTACCGCCATAGAGTATCTGACCACCTGCTCTGCCGTTGAGGAGAGCAACTGCTGTACCTATCGCAAAATAAGTATCTGCGTGACCATTTAGGGTGGTAGCGTTAATATTTCCGGCGATATCATCACCTTTTGTGGGCCAGACTTGCCGCCAGAGTGCCGCGCCGACACCTACGGATTCGGCTTGGTATAAGATGTGATTCGTGGTATCGCACCAGGGTTCGCCGTTGTAATGACCCAATGAGCTATCATCTGATACCGTAGGCGCTCTGGTATGCCCTTTCGCAGAAAATAGAGCATCGATGGAGTCCATATCCTGGTTGAAGTCTAGCAGGAAATCTGCTCCGGTGTCTGGCGATCCGCCCTGCCAAGTAACCTTTTTCAGTTTCAAATTAGCCGTGTAAGCCTGAGTCATTTTTTACACCTAAATCAAATTAAAATTTAGCCCCTTTCTGCGCCATCTTTTTCACTATCCTATGCCCTATAGAATCAGTAATCTCTTTGCCATCCAGGTACCAGTGATGTTCGGTGTGATCCTCTATGACAATATTCTGAGAACTGCCTTTCACCTGATCGGCCATCCAATCCATGAGTTGGGTGTACTTGGTAGGCAGGACCATCTCCGGGCCTGCTTCGCCTGCTTCGATCATCTGATGGTTCGGGATCAGGCCACCTCCGCCGTACTTTCCCCAAGAGGCAAAGGCATCAGAATGAACCGCGTCCCCAAATGCGTTTAGGCCATACCTCTGTTGAGATATTCCGCCCGCTGCTGCATATCCTCCAGGAGTGTTGTAGCCGGTTAGGGTCGAATTTGCAAAAGCAGCGTACTGAGATACTGTTGCTTGGACGGCTGCTATAGTTTTTTGAGTTGTGGCCAAGGTGTTTTGAACCGAAGAAGTGAGTGCGGTTAGTCCTGTATCATTATATGTCATCGGATTGACATAAGATACCTCTCCCGTTGGTGATGTATATTTCAGAGTATTGATGCTCACCGGCCCGGTGCAGGTCATATCCGTTATATCTCCAGGATTAGCTGTAAATCCTGAACTTACTTCACCTTGAGATGAGTCTGAGCCGAGCCAATCACCACCTCCTCCTGATCCTCCAGAGCTTCCAGATATGCCACCCGAGCCACCAAGCGAAATCCCCAGTGAGTTCAGTTGATTGACGAGTGCGATTAATGCTCGCAATGATGTTGAAAGGGAATCAATAGTGTTGGTCATTGTACTAACGGAATTAGTAATATTCGTGAATTCTGTGGTCCATTCTGTATTAATTGCTGTTAGACTTGATACAATATTCGCTTTTAGTGAATCCATTTGAGCAGTTATAACACTGTTGGTTTCGGTGAAACTGGCGATCATTGAATCATGAACGGCAATTACTTGAGGTTGGATTGTAGGCCAGATCAGACCTACCTGGGTGCTGATGTCAGTTACTATCGCTTGCCATGTGGCGGTTGTAGTAGTGCGGATGTTGGTCATCGCAGACCAGATGGTATTTTGGGTTTGAGTGACAAGAGGCTGAACTTTCGAATAGAGATCTATCCACGCTTGTTGCGACTCGGTTTTGATTATACCCCAGGTAGTTTTGAAGAATGCCTGCAATCCAGAGAGCTGTTTCTGAGTCTGAGCAACCAACTTTCCTACATCCCAGGCTACTGTGATCGAGGCTATGGCGGAAGTGACACTGGTGTCTGTTGGACTCGCGCCTATGGCATCTCCTTCTGCCAGGCCTCGAATACCGTAAGCTTTCATTGCGGCCAGTAGGAGATCCCACCGTTTGGTTTTCGTGGGAATGACAAACTCTTTCCCGGCTTCGCCGATCAACGCCAATTCGGGCCCAGACGTTTCGGTTCCTGAAGCGTACCCTCCAACATCAAAGCTATTCTTATTGAGGCTCGCTACGCGATTCATGAAAACGTTACCAGCCGATACTATCATCTGAGCCGCGTATTGTGCCCCTATGACTAGCTTAGTGGCTGGATCTCCAGCTCTACTAATGGCATCCATAGCCACCTGAGCGCCACTCTTGAGGCTGGACATAGCAGAAGTACCGCCAGACTGTAGGCTGCCCTGGGCCTGTGTGCCGCCCGCTTGTAGGCCGGTCTTGGCCTGATCTCCTCCGGTCTTGATGCCTGTTCCAGCCTGAGTCCCGCTGTCCTGGATGGCCTTGCCTCCGGTTCCCAATTGGGTTACGACAGATTTTCCTGCAGTATTCGAATCAGATAGCCATGTGTTGCCTGCGGCTGAAAAGTTCTTTTGGGCTACACTACCTATGACAGCTATCTCCTGGCCAGATGCCGTAAGGCCAATCCTGACAGCATTGCCGCCGTCTGTGGTGAACTGGGCTCCGACTTCGGCGCCTAAGCGAAGAGAGGTAGCGGCATAATCGCTGTACTTTTGAATCATCTGACCAGATGTCTGTGCACCGGTCGTTTGTGTCTTGACGCTGGTTACAGTGCCTTGCGTCATCATATCGACTATTTTTTTGGTACTATCCTCTTGCTTTTTGGTGGTGTCATCCGCAGTCTTATTAGCGGTATCCTTAACGGTTTTAGCATTGGCAATAAGAGCGTCCTGCTCATCATCCCAGACTTTCTTATTTTTGGTCCAATCATCCGGGGTTGGCAAATCGGTCCATTTAAATAAGTCTGCCGTGGAAGTAGTTGTATCTGGTGCAGTATACGGATTATTGGCTATATTCTGATCGGCTTGTGCGTTTCCTGCTGGCGTGTTTGGTAATCCAGACGGATTTAATTTTGATGGTCCAGTTACTGGACCATTGCCAGTCAGAAGGTTGTTTAGATCAGGGCTAGTCTGCCATTCATTCTGATCATTTTTATAGTCCGGCGAGGTACCTGTTCCCCAACCATTCAAGTCTTGTGTTTGAACATAACTTCCGAGTTGTTCCGTTGGATTGGCCGCATAATAAGCCTTCAATTTTTTATTATAGGCATCACGTTCGGCGTCTGTCATTCCGACCGTACCACCACTCGCGGTTGGAGTGGTCGGCACGATATAGGATGTCCCAGACGATCCAACTCCGAGAGAAGATAGTGCCGATTTTAGTCCTGGAATAGTATCAACTATTTTGTTAGCTACTTCTGTCCATCCTCGTCCGATGCCATTGTAGGCAGTATAAAAAGCATACTGAACAATTTGGGCCAAATCATAAAAATTATCACCAATTTGTTTATTTATGGTAAGCATCGTAGGCATTAATTCAGTTTTCATTCCTTCCAAGATGCCTTTAATGATCGAAACGCCTATATCATCCCAATTTGGACCGCCTACGGATCCAGAAATTCCTAAGAGAGATACTATACCGTCTCCTATCCACTTGCCGATCTGCTTACCTAGACCTTCGCCTCCCTTTGTGCCCCATGCCTGGACCTTAGCATCGACCCATCCGCCAATGTTCCATACCTGGTCTACGCTCCATTGCAGACCTTTGCCTATCCAAGTGGCTATATTATTGCCCAGAGTTGCCGCACCACCCGAACTGATCCAGGATTCGGTTTTTGCTGCAATCCAGGTTCCTATTACTGTTGTGGCTTCGATAATTTCATGAATGCCATCGTCTACGCCCTTACCTATGAGTTGGCCTACTGCGTTCCAATCTTTGTTTTTCAAAGCAGTATCGATATCCTTACCGAACTGGAGCACTTTATCAAGTACGGGATCTAGGATAGGTTCAATCGCTTTTCCAAAAGAGAGTGCTGCATCCTTGACGGTATTGATTATGTTTCCTACTTTGGTCCAGATCTCGGTAGACTTATCGCCGAGATCCTTTTGCTTGTCGCTGGCAATGGTGGTATCATCGCCAACGACTTTTAAAGCAGTGTCGAGGTAGCCTACTCCATTATCACCAAGCTTAATCAGGGCGTCCGTGCCTTGCCTGCCGAATACCTGATAAACGGCCTCTAGATCAGCAACGTCTCCCTTATGTGATGCAACCGCTTTGGAAATCTTCATGATGGTGCCGGGAAAGTCGGTGCTTAAATCGTCAAGAGTCTGCTGCATCGACTCGCCGGTCATTTTTGTATAGGCGTCCATCGTGCCTTGCGCCTTCATAGCGCCATCGGTAAACTCTGTAAATTTCTGTTTGGTTCCTGCTATTGTTTTGGTAGTCGTTTTCTCTGATTCATCACTCAGGGATTGGAGTTTCGTCATCAGAGACGCGCTGCCCCTGGTCAACTCCGACATGGCCGAATCGCCATCTACCCCCGCCTTCTGGAACGTTGCAGACAACGCCTCCATCTGGTCGGATGTCATGCCGACTTGTTGACCGTATGCCCCCCAGGTGCCCACGAACGATAGTGTGGTCTGTTCGTTCGCTCCCATCGTATCTTTTAGAGCGATGGCAGTATCATTGAGCTTAGAGATTCCTGGAACACCATTGTTCCAGACTTTGCCTATTTGAGTGTCAATGGCCGCAATATCGGTATTGGTAGTGCCAGAGACGAGAGATAACTGAGCTACGCTTTTCGTGAGCTGATTGATGCCATCGGGTGTTTTCGTGATCGCGGCCAGTGAATTTGAAACAGCATCAAGGCTTCCTCTACTCTGATTGAATTGGGTTGAAAGGGTTCGATTTGCTTCGGTGACTTGATTAAGCGCCTGGCCCGTTAGTCCAGATGACCGCTGAAGATTGTACTGCTCATCCTGATAATCCGCCAGTTCTTTGGTGCCAGCGACAGTAGCACCGGCTAGGGCGGCCCCGGCGACCTCCATTCCTTTCTTGAAGGCGTCGCCTATCTTACCCAAACGACTCTCGACACCAGTGGCCCACGAGTCAACGTCGCCTTTGGCTGAATTCAGAGACTCTTTCAGCTTGTTATCGAGACTCGCTGAGACATAAACGTCTCCGACTTGTAGGCTCATTTAGAACTCCGATAAGTATTTATCCTCAGAACGAATAATGATCTTCTTATGAAAATCATATTAGTCTTGTTGGCTGTACTGATGATTGGAATGGCATCCACAGCAAGTGATCAAGAGATTCTCGCTTATGCATCGGGAGCGGTCTCTGGGGCAAATCTTGGTAGTGGGAACACGGTTTCTTTCTCAAGCCAAAATGGACATGTTCAGATCAATACGACATTGGCAAGTTTTTATAATCCGAATTCGACTCGCGCAATTGGAGCAACAATGAATGATGCGTCTTCTGTAGCAGGATCAATCATAAATAAATATCCAAATGAGGTTAAAGCGGTTGGATTCTTCATTTATGACGGCGATGGTCACGTTAAAGGAGTTGCAATTTTTCCGGGCAAAACCCAAAGTTAATCCGGTTGCCGGAGGCCTTTTGCCTCGGCTTCTTTTCCTACATCTTCATCGCTTAGCGGTTCCACTTCATCTCCCGGCAATGGAAAAGCTTCTTCAAATGATGGTTTGTCTTCAGACATGGCAAACCAGGTTAGGGCTGCATGTCGATAAGTCAACCACTGCTGATATCTTCGCTCATCATTGTAGGCTTTGACCTTCCAGGACAGTTCTTGAATCGTTAGTCTGCCTATCTGGAAAGGCAACAAGCCTATATCAATGCCGGCTTGAAGTGCTAAGTCATAGCTCCAGGGAGCTCGCTCTGGTTTGGGGTCTCTTCTTCTTTCTCTTTATCCTTCTCTTTGTCAGGTTCTTCTTCGATTACCAGCCCGGCCCCGTACCTGGCAGCCATCGAGATAGTATCCATGAGCTTCGTCTGTTCGCCTCTCCATTCCTGGATGCTATGGGCCTTGCCCTTGACCATGTCAAAATGGGCTTGTACGAGCTTCTTTACTTCATCCGTTGTGATCGGCTTGAATGATCCCGTACCCGCATCGTAACGACGCTTGCCGTTGATACCCGATTGGATCATGATTACTATTTCTCTGATGTTATAAGGAGTGTCCAGGAGTTTGAAGAAATCTCCCCGAGCCTGGCCGAGTCCCATAGTCTGGACTAGCATCTCGATCTCCATCATGGAGTCGATATCGAACCTGAGAGGATATCTCTGGCCTCCCAGGTCTACGGACTGTGTTGTTCCGCCTTTAGATTTCATAGTTGTGTTCGCCCTCATAAGATTATATCAAGGCAAGACATAACGCCCTGCCTTGGTAACTACATAAATTATAAAAATAAATTAGGTAGCAGTTGGCGCGTCGTACTCTTCTGGAGATTCACCCGCGCGGATCTCTTCGGATTGATTCTCTTGGTCTGGCGGATCCTCGACTCCTATTAGTGGAGGGCGAGCCTCGGCCTCGATAGGAGTCGAGGTGTCATTGGCCTTCATCGCGCTCTCGTCGAGTTCTTCCTGAGTCGCTACTTCCTTGCCGCAATGTTCACATGTTCGTGGTATGCAATCATCTCCTTAGCCTGAATGATCGTAGAGTAACCCCTGTGATTTCCAGGAGATTGTCTTTCCAACCAGGTCCTTCTTGCCTGTCTTCAAGCTCACTTTCTCCAACTGGATCAACCCAGATGTCCGGATGAGCGACGCTCCCGAATCCCAATAGAAGACTGCTATTAGGTCGTTGCTGAACTGATTGAATGCTGCCGGAGCTACACCACCGCTTAGATGCGTGTGTGCCAGAGCACCGAATATTCCTGAACCATCTTGACCAGGGGCTATTTTGACCTTGATCAAGGCCATAGCATCTGCTGAAGCCTCTAAAGCATCGCGGATGTCACTTGCGATGCTGGTCGCCGCTCCTGCGACACCGGTGGCGCTGTTGATAACGATGGCGGCTACAGTTACGACAACAGACAGAGGCGTATTGTTCCCAGCTACCACGCATTCTATCGAAGTTGCCGAAACGCCATCGTGGGCCGGGCCATCGCCAAGAGTTCGATCCGTGAAAAGCAGATCCTTGTTGGCACCTTTGGCAGTCAATAGTTGAGCGTCTACTGTGGTATAGAATCCATCCGCAGAACCAGATGCACTATATACCGTGGGTTCATAGACTTCTCCGGTATCTTCATAACATCCACACTCGACCAGAGTCATGTTCTCGTCTATATTATGAGATCGGAAACCTCCAACCTGAGCACAGGCAAAGTAGTAATGGTCTGCTGTGACGGCACCGACTGCGGCAGTCGCCAATCTCACGGCACCGGCGGCATAATCTATTTCTAGCGGAGTTACGGGCGTTGCGCCGTCTTTGATAGTGATTGTGTGGGCATTGTCCCAAAACGCTTTTGTCGCGCTAGTGACCATATACCATAAGGTAGTGCCCACTCTGCTCATCGCCGTCGCTGTAGCGGACTGAGATGCAGCCGATGTCTGCATGTAGATTGCAGACACCGCGCCGGTTTTCTTAGCCATCTCAGGACCCCCTACAGAGCGCTTGAATCAGTGATTACACCAGAGACCTTGCCGCTTGCAGTGAACTTCACCATGTCTTTCTTGCTGGTCTTCCTGCTGTACTTCTCCAGGGTCACAGTGCCTGTCACACCTATGGCCGTTCCTGATCCTTTGGTTCCCGAGAATATGCCGGTGAAACTTATGGGAGTGCCAGCTCGGAGTTTTGTGACACATGCCATCGTGGGAGAGTCGGCAGGATCAAAGAAACCATCGAAAGAGACCTGGGTACCAGTCATGTAAGTGGCGGTGAACTCTTCGCCAGAGTCTCCCTGCTCACTGGTCTCTACAAGATTCATGTTCTCATCAAGCGACCAGTTTTCTGTCGGAATTAAATTTGCACCGTCATATAATTTACAATTTATTCCTTTAAGTTTAGCCATTTGTCAACCTCTTTTACATTTTGATAGATCTATCAAAAAGCCTCAAGGCTTAGTGATCGTGAAATGAAAACTAGCGCACCAAAATCGTCTCAAAGTCAATGCTGAACCTGAATATGGGCCCATTTATGGCAACCAGGTCGTCGTCACTTGTAACATCCTGCGGCTCGCTTCTAGTGGTGAATATCGCGTAATTACCAACCGTTGTGTTGTTCAGTGCAAGCCGAATAGCATCTGCGACGTCATGTGCTGTCTGGATGTTGGTATTGCGAACTTGAATCTGGAACGATGGGAAATCTATGCCGTTACCCCCCATCTCTTCTGCGGGCGGTTTGGCCCCTATGCCATCTTTGATCCAGATACAGTTTAGCGGCTCGGGAGGGAAGAAGTACGGAAAGATGTCCGTGCCTAATACAGTGGCATAGCGTAGCGATATTAGTCTGGTGATGATATCAGAGACGAGTGTCATTTAGGCCATATACCCCAATAGGCAGCTCTCATGATGAAGTCCATTGCTCCAAACGCTAATATGATTGTCAAAGCCGCAAACCAGGGATGATCGATAGCGAATTTACAGATTTTCATGAACGTTTTAAGGTTTTCGGCATCAGTAGAGTATTCGTGAATATCCTCATCGTTACATGTTTTGACGTCCTCAATTGCCTTAAGGATCTTCTCATAATCTTGCTGGCGTTTTGTTTCGGCGGTGGCGAAGGCCGTCTTGAGTGATTGGATCTCATCACAAATTCTCTGCAAGATCGTGGGTAATGTCTCTAAAGTGATCTTCGAAAGGTCGATCGGGCCTACAAGAGATCCGGGACGGGCTTCTAAAAGGTATTGAGATTCCATCATGGAACCTCAATTCATTTCTTGAACGACAACAGAGAGCCAAGTCCAAAGTCTGCCAGGACAGCATCAATCTTCGTTCCCATGTCGATCACATCAGGATCATTGGCGAACTTCTGCATGACCTTGTTCACTGTGTCTACCATTGCCGTTATATCAGCACCAATCTTCGTGATGCTGAGGATGTTCAATCCCAATACCATGTTTGTATCAACTCCGTTTTTATTTGACTTTGCCAATTTGTTACATTCACCCACAAAACTTTGTGCCGTGACCTTTCTCATTCCAACCATTACTCCCGACGGAATGAGACCGGTCAGTACGTCAATATTCTTGGTGACGTACCAGAAAATGATGATAATGATAGCACACGCAACCGCCATTATGTATGTGCGTTTGCCCGTGAATTGCATTTATTTCCCTTCTCCTGGAATGCCAAGAAAGTTAAGCATCGTTTCGGATGTCATTAGATTGTCAATGCCTTCGGTATCTGGAATGAACTTGAACTGGAAGGCATAATTATAGGCTCCAGATGTACCTAGCCTCATCCATACCAACCAAAGATTCTCTCCAGACGACTTTGCGATGATATTGTGATGCATTCCCTTGGTATCCGTGAGTTTGAATGTTAGATCACCGGCCGCAAAGTTTCCTAGACTCCGGGATTTGTAATTGGGCAGGGTCTTAAGAGGTACATCCAACTCTGGATAGCCCTTCTCCTGGATGATCAGGGCACCGGTCTTAGTACCCATGATTGACATGACCATCAAAACACCATCAGAAGGCAAAGCGATGTCTCCGAGAGGTGCCAACGGGACCATAGTCACGGTCAGCATCGTAACTTGCTTGTCTGTCACGGTGAACTGAAGGGGATAATCCTGGTAGCCTGCCTTCTTGAGGGTGACATTGTAGCTTCCTGCAGCAAGCGGGACTACCTCATCAGTCTGACCTAGAGTTGCCCCGGTGCCGTCCACTATGTTAGCCTTCTGGGTTCCTGTCGTGGTTATGTTGACTCCGGTTGTGCCCACTGGAGGCGTGCTTGTCACATCATAGGAGTAGCCCACATAGTCGCGGAATATGCCACAGACCCCATAAGCTACCCAGGCATAGCCTTTGAATCCCCAGGTCGGCCCCCAAGAGTTCTTAACCAGCCAAGCTCCCATAGAGTCATCGTAACCTATGATGCTCTGACAATGACCGCCTGCATAATCGCCGTACTCGGGAGAATAGACTTTATCCGAGTCAACATCAAAGTAGTCAGTATTGACATCCATGGCAAACTGAACGGCATGACCAGCAGCTATAGCAGCTTTAGCAGCAGCATCGGATGAGATCCTGTTTGCAGCGAGGATCTTAAAGCTTTTAGTAGCGGCACAAGCTTGCTTAGATCCATTGTAGGGCCAACAGGCTTCAGTACAGACACCTGTGTTCTGGAGCTTCGAATCTGCCTTCTCAAGGGTAGAACCGGCTGAACAAGTCCCTATGCCATCGAACAGATCTGCCTCGGAGAGATCTATCAGCTCTGTTTTGTTTTGATCGAAGAATTTCTTGGTGACTTCGAAAGTTGCACATGAGCCGAAAGCGACGCAAGAACCACAGTCGCCCTGATCTTTGATTGGAGTATCGTAATCTTTCAGGCTAAACGTCGCTGGCGTAGCCATGAATCGGTGTCCTTTTATGCTCTTATCATTAGCATCTTCAGCATCGGTCCTCTTAATCTCTTCTGAGATAATGAGGCCTAGCTTCCTGATTTTGCCTTTACCTTTTTCCATGAATTAGCTCCTATTATTCAGTCATCTTTTCTAATTATAGTCTTTCTTTTAAATATCTCAGATTGTAATGGTCGTTTTCTGCGTTGGATTTGCAACTCAAGCCATTCCAATTCTGCATAATCAAGACCGGCCAGAAGACCATCCCAAAAGGTAGTGTCCATAAGATCACTCGTCTATTCAACGAATATAATCAGTCATTCAGGACACTCCACCAGGGGGTGCCCCATTGCGTCTGTGCAACGGCCAATTAGTGGACACATAGCGCAAATAGTCTGCTGTGCTCTTTCTGCCTTGGACATTGGAGTTGAATCACTCCAATTCCACAAGAGCCATGACAGACCGCCAATGAAAATAGCAAAAGCAGGAATGCACAATAGAATCTCATCCATTCAAGCCGCCTATTTCATTTACTGCACGCTTCTTTCAGCCTTTTGGGAAGTTGGCCGGCCATCTTTTCAGCCGCGTTCTGAAGCCAATGGTCGGTCTGACCGTCGTGATGATGATAAGAAGCGTCCTCGTGTTGTCGTTTCGCGTACGGTGCAGCAGGACCGCCATAACCTAGAACTACTTCTCTTTCACCGCGCTTGATTTTATGCGTGCCACGCATGGTTCCGCCCGTCTTGCCAGAACCAGCCGGATATTTTCCCACGGGGCAATGAATTTGAGCCTCATAATCTACATCGGCCGTAAGCCACAATTCGGCACCATTCAGGAGCTTCTTTTCGTACTCGCTTGCTACCTCATCTCCATTCCATTTGATCGTAGCCATCAGACCCAGGCCTCGTATTCTAAGATTTCGCCGCCTATGCCTGTTTTTGCGTTCACATCGGAGACAACATAATCAATGCCACCGTAGATGATCCGATCCTTCGTGGTTATGGCCTCGTCGAGAATGATCTGAGCATGAGAGAGGATAGTACTTCCATCTCTGCTTCGGATAGTTCGGAGGACGAATCGACATTTTATAGCGCTGTTTGTATACGCGACTGGATAGCCACCCACGAATTTGCGTAGCGTAGCATCCTGAAGTTTTGGGGTCAATCCGGGCATGGTGCTATGATCTCCGCTTGTTCAGTACAACTTATTCCGGAAATATCATCGATGTTCAGTAAATAATCACCATGCATGAAAGTAGGATATAAACACTCAATGACCACATGATAATCATCGAACGCCTTGATTCGACCCTCGATATCATCCGTGAATGGCACGAAAATGATAACAAGTCGCTCTCCCACCGCCGTTAGAAAATCGTGAATCAGAGTCATGCATTCTTCTCCACTATTGCCCTGCAGCATCGGTCTCGATTGTGAATCCTGCCAGGCTCATCACCGTTCTTGAATTTACCAAAAGGAATTTCTGCATGATCGTCTTCATGCTCTAGGCATCGATCACAAGTCCGGCCATCATGCGTCAGAATCCAGACGTACTCGAATCGCTCGGGATCTATGACGCTTCGATCAACCGCCTGAGAGGTGCTTTCCATGTATCCCTCGTTCGATGCTATGTGGCCTTCTGTGAGGGCAATATTCAAGGCTCGATCTCTGAGAAGACGATTACCATATTTTTCAGTCATCTTCCAGGCCAGGTCCATGTCGTCTATGCCCAGATTGTTGGCATAGTTCTCAAGAGCGGCAGCACGCCTGGGATCCAGGCCGATGTAAGGCTTGATTAGTTTAGCCTGCTGAACAGGCGTCATGCCTTCCTGGAAGCCTTGAAGGATGATCTTTTGAATGGTCTGTTTTGAGGCTTGATCGATATACTTGATCTCCTGGCCAGCATACTTCTCTATCCACGCTTCGGCGTTGGGAGATCGAATATTGAATGAAAAACCAGTTTGTGGCCCTCTCACCATCTTAACCAATTGCTTGACCTGAGCATCGCCCGATGCCTTGAACGTCTCTTTTATAATTTCAGTTGGATCGAAGGGTGCTACGTGAATTATTCTGCTTGCTGGAAGCGTTGAAGCATTATCCCGCCAGTTGATGAACGCTCGCGCGATCTGCTTGGCATATCGATCTCCTATGATCGTGGTGGCGGGAATCATATTATTGGGAAGGATCTAGCCATGTATTTTGAGATCATATCATAGGCTTCTTTCGAAAGCAATCCAGAATACCGATCTCCAGTCCCACTTTTGCCCTGCCCGCCCCCATAAGTCTCCGAAGTATCACCATAACTAACAGAAGTAACTCCTTCTCTCTGAAGTCTGAGTCGTTGAGATCTGTCTGGTGAGATCAAAACGTCATAAATGGCTAGGGCCTCTTCACAAACAGCGTCAATGACACAATCGGGTACTTCTGGAGCTCCCGTGGCTACATCCCAATCATAGCCATCTCTGTACTGTCTTGGAAAGGCTCTGTCCTGGGTGCCATCCAGGTAATACTTAGTGCCCCTGAGTGGAAGAGCATCTATGGTTTTCGTGGCTCGCTTGAGATACCAAGCTATGCTAGTCAGAGCCAAGAAGGCAGTTGCTCTTGGATCTCCGGTGAAGTAAGTTCTTGCATCGGATTCATTGAGGTAGCTGCCTTCTAGTTCTGCCATTCAATCCTCTAAGCCGTCACAAGATAGTAGATCTTCACAGGCTTGCCATTATATGCACTGTTGAGATCAACGGTATTCAATGCCAGAACAGTGCTCGATGTCGTAACCGTTGCTCCAGTGCCTTCGAGTGTTCCATCCAGGAGAGAATAGAGAATGTTATTGAATCCCCGTTTCGTGTTTAAGGCCAACTTATCTGCAGTACCTACCTTGAACGTAGTTCCACTCGTGAAGTTCAAGAATCCGACTCTTGATACCGTTTTGAATGCCTTCGTTGTGGCCTGTGCAGGACTAGAGTTCGACCAGGTCAGCAATTCGGTTATGGTCGTTCCGGCAATATCAGTGCCATCAACTTCTGCGTATCCATCACACTGTTTGCTATTGGTCAGCAAGATGGTCCTAGGATAATCCGGCTGAGCCAGGAACGTAGTATAGTTCTTCCAGTTCGTGGTATTTGTGGTAGTTCCTGCGTCCTTAAGTTGATTGTCATCAGATGCTTCCGGGCCCACAGTCGAGTTTCCTATGGTTTGGATAGCTATCAGGGCCTCTGTGTTGGTTACTCCTTTTGCATCAGTCTGGAGAGTCGATCCGGTATTGATCTTCCCAGGATACAGAGCAGCTCCCGCCATTCCAGACACTATGAACAGAGCGAGAAAAATAGAGAAGAGTCTCATCTTTCTCACCTATGTAGCCGGAGTAGCCGGAGTCAAGGCAGCGAATGGATATCTGGAGCCTTCAGTGCTCTGGATTCTGTTCACTGGATTGGGCAACTGCCAGCCGAGACGCATGGTGCATCTTAGACCTATCATGTCCTGTTGCCAGAGAGCATAGACCAGGTTTCCGGAGCTATCGTAGATAGCTGCATCCTTGGACACGTCGAACTGCATGTCCTGCCTGATGCAATATACAGCCTTATCCCAGGCCCCGGCGATCATCAGAACATCATCGCTGTTGGCGTCCATGTTACCGAGGAGATCTGTTAGGACAGGTTTGCCCTTCAGTCGGTACTGACCTTCCTGGTTCTGGAAGTTGGAGAAGATTGGGATGCCGTTCTTGTCCCTCAGCCCGTCCAGTTTCGCCTCCATGCCCATGCCTGTGACGAATCCATTGGGGAAGTATCCGCATTTCCTGACCTTGTCCATGAGGCCACCAACGCCATAGATATCGTCGTACAGATCGACATCCACGGAACCTTCAGCGACAGTCATGCTCTTTGCAGCTACACTGGTCATGATAGCATCTGGCCAGGTTGATGGCTTGGCCGAGCCGAATATGATAGCATCATCTATCTCAGACGCGATCGCCTCGACGATGGCAGGCTTGACCTCGGCCCAGATATCATAGTCGGAGTCATCTAAGACCTGCTGAGAAACGGGAACAATGGCCGCTATCTCTTCGATGTAGATGTACTTGTTTGCCCACTCGAGTTTTGTGGTCTTCTTGAGACCTCGCTGGTAACTGGTGCCCGTGCCATCCCCGCCTTCTCCCGTCAAGAAGTAGGCTGTAGCAAGACTATTGAGCACAGGTATTCTGACCTGTTTCTTGCTTGCGTTGGAAAGCTTTCTCATCAGAGGAAGCACCGTAGACTGTACAGGAACTTCCTTTATAATTTCGTTCAGTACCTCCTCGTTTATTAGAGGAGTTACATTCGTGCGGCTTTCCGCATTATCGTAATCAGTCATGAAAAGTTACCTACCCGCTTTACTTCTGATGAAATCATTGATCTCATCATGAGGATTCCTTTTCCCGGTCTTCGCTGGGTTGCTGCCAGTTCCGGTAGAATTGACCCCGAAGTCTTTTTTGAGTTGCTTGAGTTGATCCTTGATTCCCGACTCATCGATTGCAGTGACGTACTTGAGGTACTTTGCTTGCTCTGCCTTTGGAATCTTCAGATCATCAGCAACGGTCTCAGCAAGCTCTTTCGCCTTATATTTCGCCAATTCTTGCTCTAGCATATCAGCTCTCTGCTTGTGCTGTTGAGCTTCTGGAAGGTCCTTGTTTTTGAGAGCATCGAGTTCTTTCTTGATTGCTGCTGATTTCAGAGCTTCCTTTCGCCGCTCAGCCGCAAGCATGACGTTGACTTTTGCCTGCTGTTCGGGAGTTAATTCAGTATCAGCCTGCTCTTTCTGGCCCGCAGTTTGGCCCTCTATTTTTTCCTGCTCTTTATCGCCTGCAGTTTGGATCTTATCGTCTTTGTCTGCCATAGAAATCACCCAGAGTTAGGCATCTGGTAGCCGCGAATTGGAAAAGTTTTTATAATTTGTGCACGAGTCCTAATTATGTTTGAAAACTTGTATTCATCTCAATTAATCCAGGATTATTTTTCTGACGAGGAAAATTTTGCTTCGCTGTTATGCGAATGCCATAGACGACATTTGTTACCACTTTCGATTATGAATGCGTTGGACTTCCATTTCGGAAAATAAGGCAAACTCCGAAAACATGTCGAGAGCTAGTCACCAGATTGACCTTTATCATTTTTTTCTGCCATAGAAATCACCCAGAATTGGACATCTGGTAGCCGCGAATTGATATTATAATAAAATATAAAATTATTTTATTTTTTAGTGATACGCACAATTTTTCCGCTGTGATTAGCTCTATCAGCGGCTGCTTGGCTCTTGAATATCTTATTTCCGTTACCGTGTTTGCATGTGGTTTTATTTGCCAATCTTCTTAACCTCCGTCGTTTCTGGATTGGTTACCATATTCGGTTTCGGTTCCTTCTTTTTCTTCGCTTCCTTATTGTAGAACGACATTTGAACCACCGCCTAGAGCATCTTCTTTCATTTCCTGTTGTTCATTTTGAATTTGTTGTTCCGTATAGCCTTTCTCTCTCATGAGGCCCTGGGCGGATCGAACCTTTCCCATAACCAGAGTAGACTCGCGTCGGGCTTCTTCATTGGGATCATCGGGAAGGCCATCTTTCCAGTCTATCGTGAAGTTTTGTACTTCGGTTGCACCTTCAAGACCATGAAAAACTTCCATCTGAGAGCATAGTTTGATAGCAAGTTTCAGGTTTGCATCGTACCGAAGTTTGATGCCTCCTGCTCTTGCGAGAGGACGAGCCATCATGAGCCTGAGCGCCGTGCCTGAAAGAGCAGATCCAGCCAAGGAAGCGTCAAAGGCCACTTTACAGGTCTCAGAGATCTCGTATAATCGCTGCATCAGTTCAGCAATGGTCGTGTAGCTGGTGACTGGTGGTCCACGGCCATCTATGACGCCTGGTGGTGCCTGGCCTTCATTCACAGTATAATATCTTGAACCACCCTGAACTCTAAACTCTCCATCCCTCGGATCTTGCTCTTCAACGGGCGGACCATACATTGATGGATCCGCGAACTTGTCCTCAATCCTGAAGATCTGAGCATATCGGATTTCAATCTCTTGAATCAGGCTACTGATATCGGTATAATCGTCAGTGCCTATCAGTTGGTCTGTCTCTGGTTTATTTTCGATATCTATTACATCAAAATCGTCTAGGCCCGTCTCTTCGATCGACTCTAACGCGGCAAACTCCGGAAACGTGTTTAGAGGCAACTGAGAATCGATCTTGCATTTCTTGAGCCGGTAGAGACGATGCTCGATTACATAGCTAGTTGAAGTATCCTCTTCTTTCGGTGGTCTATGAATCTCCACTTTTAAATAGGAGATTTCCTTGCGCTTCTCAGCAGGATCTTGAAACGTATAGGCTATGATGTGAGCCTTGATTTGTTTGATATTCGAAATAGCAACAACAGGAAACCAATATTTCGGAGGTACATTTTCGATTATGCCATAACCATCGAACCGGATCTTAAGAACGTTGGTACCGTTCTTGCTAAAGTCAATGATGCCATCCTGGGTGTTCAGCCAGAGAAGGTTATCTTGGATAATTCGCTTGAGCGCATCCAATTGGGCTTTGTCTTCACAATTAACACCTGGAATCTCTCCGCAGACCAGATCTGACCAGAGCCTAGAAAGGAGCTTATGAAAGTTCAAGATAACTCTTATGTCGCCACTCTTATCGGATCGTAGTTGCCGAAGGACATCCTGCCAGACGGAGTTATGTTTGCCCTTGAAGAGCTTGCTATTATTCTCGTAGAGCTTGAGCCTATACTTAGTGTCCTCATCTGCGGGAGGCCATGGCTGTTTCGGAACGAAAATAGACTCATAATCTGTAAGCATGATAAGTTATCCTTTCCGGGTCGCGGCGTTGGTCTTGAGGTTCTCCACAATGTATTTTGGGATTTCTTCGAAATGAAAAGTGCAAAAGATGATTCCCTTATGCTCCAAGAATTGGCCCGTTGGTTTGAGACCTTTCTTGAGAAGTTCGATCACTTCGCCTGATATCGAGCCTTTTACGTATCCTACGTCAGATTCAGTGAATATATGCCCACAAATAAGACACTTCATTTACATTCCAACCGGTTTTGAACTTACTTTTGCCAGACCCATGAACAATCTAGCGCACATGTATCGGGTTTCGTCACAAGTATGGTCTCGCGCCTTGATCGGTTTATCTTCGCCTTTTGCTTGCGCTTTCTCATCCCAAAGATAATTGAAATGCTCTTCAAGCGTCTTCTTGCAGCCGCTCCAGATTTTTAGCCATCCTAAATACAGTGCTTGAGCTTCGGTTTGGATTCCGGGGATTACATCATTAATTGCTTTGTTTATGATCAATCCAGGAAAATCGTGTCTAAGTTGGGCTATAAACCCCAACGCAGATGGATCAACTTCTATCGAAACCGGTCTTATTGCTTTTCCTTCCCATTTCAAAAACTCTTTCATGTCCTTCGAATATTCAGCATTGATCTTCTGACGACCCATCGCTTTTGAGTCCCAATAATACTCTTTCACCTTATACCAAACATTTTTGGCCCGACCATACAGACCAAATACCGTAGGGTTTCCTGTGGCGTAATCTACAGCAACACGCCAACGATCAAAATTTCCTGGTAACTCATCAACGATTATCGGAAGGCCTTTTTCATCCTTTGCTTCCCTAGTTAGGAAGTCGTAGACCCTGCCTTCTGCTGCCACCCAGAGGCCAAGGATGAATCGTAAGTAATAAACGGTGCCCGGTGGGTTCTCTCTGATCAGGTCGTCCTTGTACTCCTGCGTGATCCCTGGGTTATCGCCTAGCACGAAGTGCCAAAGGGAAAGGCTGAGATCCTTGACACGCTCGATATAATCAGTATTCAGATAATGAAGCGGTTGGTCTGGGTTAGTCGTGCCACCGAACCACGCTCCCGGTCGAGATAGCCTGGTAAGGAGCATCTTGAAGACGGTCTTGGCCCAGGTCGTGACTTCATCACCATAGGCATCTACCAGAGTAGGGCCTCTGAATTTCTTCTCCTGCCCAACATCATTGGCTCCGCGGAGAACAACCTTTCGACCAAAAAGGAAACAATGTCTCCATCCAGTAGTGTGCCGTATTGCGGCTGGCAAGAGATCCTTCAATGGTTCAAGGCAATTCAATTCTAAAGTCTCTGAGGTGTTCCCTACCATCATCCGTCGCCCTTTAGGACCGAACGCACAACGCCAGAGCCATTTTATCAGGCTCATGATGGTCTTGGAGCTCCTGACAGACCCATACCAGAGATTGAGCCTCTTGGTAGACTCCAGAATGCTTTGAGCCTGCTTTCCTTTGGGTAGGAACAAATCACCCTCTTCAATCGAAGGCTCAAGACCTTGAGCGAGCTTCCGAAGGCACCCAAAGATTAGACCCTGGTCCTTGTCTTCTTCTGCCTTTTGGAAAACTGGATAAAGCCCGTGATCTCTTGGAATATCGCCTAATCGAATCGCATCAAAGAAATAATCGAGAAGATCAATGGGTTCTATTTCTACTATTTTATTTAAATCTGGAAGTGTTGCAATTACCTGTGGCGTCTGAATAGCATGTCGAATCTGCCGAACATTTCTTCGCAAGGCATCAACATTCATTCCTTCTTCATCTTCTCTTTCAATTCGTCAACTTCGGCCTTCAGCTTCTTGAAATCATCGACATCAAACGTGAATTTTTGGCTGTTAGTCATTGCATTAGCAAGAGACGCATATTGTCCAGCATGAGAAAGCGGATCATCACAGTTCAAAATTCGATTCATCAGTTTATTTAGGCCGCGCCTTAGACCTTCAGGAGAGCCATGTTTAATATAGCGTCTTGTGTCTATCGGTTTATCCTCTTGTTTCTGTTTTTTTGCAGAAAGAGGGGGGGTATCCTTTGGCACATGCTTTCAATCCTTTGAATAATAATCTTGAGTTAGAGTTGTAGGGTGGGACCCTAGAGCTGTAACTACTCCGGCTCGGGTCCCACTATAGTTTATGAACGCAATGCCGCCCCGAAGATCATATCATGCCCTCCAGCAAAGCCTGTTAATGGCTTCCTGTTGGCTCACAGGGACATAATTAGAGCCTGACCTATATATTCCCCGATCTTCAGGCTTGCCTAGCTCTAGGGGTTTTAGGTCAACACGTGGACGATGAGAGGGTTCTGGTTCCTTGAACTCCGTGGGCATCTTCGTCTTCTTCCGTTTTGGAGGTTCTTTGTGGGAAATCTCTTCGCCAAATCTGCCCATAATGCTGTTTATATCGTTTTTCACTTTATCATCGACTTCTGAATATTTGGATTCTGGAAATTCAGCCACCGGAAGCCCGCAATAAGAACATCTTCGAATGCCTGATACTTCGGAACTGATCTGAATATTGCAATGAGGACAAAACCAATCTAAAACTTTAGATTGCTTAAGAATGGGCCGCCACCCGCCTCGGATAGATGAACCAAGGTTTGATTCTTCTCCGGTGGCCTTATTGATGCCAGCAAGAAGATCGGGTCGACTTTGAGCAGTCACCAACAGCATCTATCTCAAACCTCCTATAAATATATACATTATCAAATCGCAACCCTCCTATAAGCATACCTGGGAAAATTACGCCCCGATCCACGATTTTTCATTGGTTTAGGCAAATTCACTCTCTCCACAATTTTTAGATCTATCCAAAAAGAAAGAGCCTTTCTTAGAGCAGTTTCGCCGATCTTAGTCTTGTGTTTTAGCTGAGCAAATGTGAGAGGCTCCTGGATAACATTTCGATAAACCGTTTTTAGATTTGCATCGGTAGTCATCTCGGCCCCTCCAGCACGACGACTCTTGTTTTCTCGATCACTATGCTCTCGACCATGTTACACACAGTATCCCTGAGCAACTTACGATACTCCTGACCTCCTATCAAAAGAGCCAACTTGATAGCTGCTTTAACCCTGAAACTCATTTCCTCAGCCCCCTCGCGATGTCATACAGATAGCAAGATATCTCGCCAGCACTCAAAACCATTCCATCATCTTCGTACAGTTGATCGCTTATGCCGGTCGGAGTCAACCCAGAAGCATCCAGCTTCTTGATCTTCTCTCCCAGGATCGAAGGTATCGCAGACTTCGAAGCTATACAGGCAGATTCTTCGATCCTGGCCCTTTCTGGCTGGGTCTGGATGGATTGTACCTCTGGAATATTTCCTTCAGCCTTGGGGCCCATGCGGTCTTTCTGGGCCTTCATGCGACCCATGGATGCAAGTCTTCCCCGCACTCGTTGCCAGGGGAGGAAGATATTCTGCTTTGCCAGAATCTCTGAGATCTCCGGAGAATCCTTGCAAAGTCCCTTCAATCGCACTATTTCAGCATCAATAGCATCGGTAATAGGAGTTTCAAATTCTTTAACCGTAACGTAGCTGCTCGATATCTTCTTGAAATGTTTCCCATCAGCTTCAAGTTCAGGAAGATTAGAAATTACCTTAGATTCTACCTCTTTGTTTACCTCCTTTTTTACCTCTTGTTGCACCACCGCAATGTTTCCCAATCTCCTCTGAAATCGATTAGCTTCCTGTGCCCGTTTCTTGCAGGCACCTACACCTATCTTGACCTCTTCTGCTATTTTCACCCAGCTCGCGCCTGCACCCCGAAGCTCTACGATTCTCGCTGTGATCCTTTGGGATTCTTCGGGTGTACGATCCTGATGGAACGATAGCCCCTTGCCATCGATCACATCACAAAGTCGTTTTGCAGCCGCCACTATGTGAGGATAATATTTGGCTTGAGCAATAGTCAATCGACCATCTGGAAAGATCATCTCCAAAAGGTCAGTCGCTTCCATCCTAAGGACCTCCTCTCCCTGCCTTTTGTCCTGCTGCTATCCTCAGTTCGTCCATCCTATTTCTCAGGCTCTCTTCCTTGGTTTCAAGAAGGTTCATGACAAAATGGAGGCTACGAAGAGCCTCCTCAATTCGCTGAAGCTCCTGAGAGGCTTTCAAGCGATCCAGAGAAGCGCTCATGTTACCTCTCTAAGTGCCTGAATTCTTGGATCATTGGCTATGACCTTTTCAACTGCCTTGATTTTTTCAGGAGTCATTTCAAGAAGCTTTCCATCATTAACTTGAATGGAAAATCCAGTGCCTTTTTCTTTCTCGAACTCCTGCAAGCAATGATCCTGCTGAGCCTTGATCAGATCGAACGCAGACCTGCCCGCACCCTTGAGCCTGGCCTTCAAGCCTTCTTTGGCGAACTCGCTGATGGTGATCAGTTCGGATTCGCAGATGGTGTACTTCTGAACCTTCTCTGCCGAAGATTGCTGGTACTGTGGAAGGTTGGCTACCAGGACTCCCAAATGCTCCTGGATGGTCTCTACGACTTCTCCCAGGAACTCTATTGGATCTTCGTCGCTGGACTTGCGAAGCTGACCCAGGGCTTTGCCGACATACTTTTTGATCTCTATGGGATCGTGCTCTTCAGAGACGAACCCCAGATATTTCATTGCCTTTTCTCGACTCATGATTTAGGTCTCCAGGAACACAATGTTCTCTTTGTGAGGGTCTGTGATCATCTCATCGAGATCTCCTTCCAAGGTTATAGTTGCTTCATAGATCCGGCCATTGATGATAATATGTCCCACATAGTCTTTTAGACTGCTCGAAAATCGATCATTCTTTGCTTCTTTTTGGATCTCTCCGAACACTTCAAGCAATTTTTCCTTTGCAGATACCATTTTCAATCATCCTCCAAAAAGGAAGCTCAGTGGCTTCCTTGCGCTGCTCCTGCTTTTTGACCCTCTACCCAGGCTACTCCAGGATCTTGAGCTTGAGTTGGAGCTACTGGTGTAGCTGGTGATGTCAGGACCTGGCCAATTGGCTGCTGTGCTGACGTTGGCACCGGCTCGATGTAGAGCACTGTCCAGACTCGCTTCTTGCTATCTGCTCCATGAGTCTGGATTCTCAGCTTCTGACCTACCAGGGAAGAGAGCTTGTATCTCTTCACGATGGCCGAAACCTGTTTCATGACATCTTTCTGTCTGACGGACCAGGTTAGCTCCTCTCCTGAGATCTCATCCCTGACCTGGATGTTGAACTCAGTCCTCTTCCTATCATAGTTCGGGTCGTTTCTTCGTTCGGCTGGTATGAACTGTAGAGCTAGCTCATAGGTGTTCTCGACCGCATCTTTCAGGATAGTCACACACTTCTCGTCTGCAGGATGCTCTGGCGTGTTCAACATTTTCAAATACTGTCCAGATTTCTTTCCTTCCTCATCGATTCTGTCATAGACGCTCATTTCTTATTCACTCCTTACTTTCGATATCGCCCCTGGAGCACTCGCTCGCGGAGCTACGACTCGAAAAAGGAAAATCTAAGCTCCTTTTTTGATATGTTTACCTGTTCCACATTTTTTACAAATCCAATGTTCCCAATCTCCTCTGAACAGATGTATTTCGTTGAAATCATCATCTATCACCATCTTTTCACCACATGTTTTATCTCCGCCAGGGCAGTTCATTTTCAGATCTCCTTCAATCCTAAAATTTTCAAAACCGATTCAGGTGCCCACCAGATTCTAGCACCACTTCCAATTGCTCCAGAACACACCCAACCCATTCCTTCCAGGAATGGTGTGATTTGCTCCGCAGAGAGCTTCGTATCTCTGGACAGCTCCTCCAGGAGAAGCCCCAATTTGTCGTTTTCTTTTCTAGGTGTCTTCTTCAGAATGGAAACAATGGAATCGGAGAGATTTGCCTTCTGAATTTGGGTCAAACCAAAATTATCAGGACCATCCAGGACCATGGGGTCATTATCGGTCGACACATCACAGGACCTTAGGACATCAGATTCACATTCTTTTACCCCTATATGTATAGCTGAAGTTATGGGACTTAGTGGTCCCAATGTCCTGCTGCCGTTCTCTGCATCACGATTTCCATTATCCAAATGGTCCTGCTTCAAAACCACCGCCGATTTAAACTTCATTCCGAACCAATAAATCAAACCTCCAATCTTGTCTCTTTTCAATCCACGTTCTGTTAATTTCATTCCAAACAATTTTCTAGTAATCGGTGTAACGGCTTCTCCTTCTGCCTTAGCTTGAGCTTGGCACCAAACATTATAGTGTTCGAAGAGGGTTCCGGACTGAACCTTATCGTTCCAGTCAAAGGTTAGCTCACAGATGTCATCCAGGAATCCGCCTAGAATATCCATCTCTCCACGGTACTCTTCCGTTGCCTCGATGACCTTGAGAGGCGGTTTCAGACCCTCAGACTGCCATAGTCTGCAACCTTCGACCATCCACGCCAGAATGCCTTCAGATTCAGACTCAAGCTTTTTGTTGAGATCCTTGTCTACTTCCGCGTCAGGAATGGTTACGAGGAAGGGAATGAGCCTTACACGTCTCCAGAAGGCCTTAGTGGTCTCATGGACCGTTGGCTTATGGTTCGCTATCAACCAGAGCTTGTGGCTCGGTACGAACTCCTCAAATTCTGCATACAGATGCCTTGCACGGATCTTGTCCTCACCAGTCAGTTGCTTTAGAACCGTCTCGTCGAGTCTTTTGCCTTGCTTGGCTTCGATGGCGGCCACGATCCTACAGCCTTTCATGTCTGCTAGGTCATTCCTGACGCCTTCGGACCGCTGGACCTGGAAAGTGTCAAACTTGGCCGTCATTCCATAGAGACCGAGAACGAACAGCAGGGCATTAATGAAAGTGCTCTTACCATTCTGCCCGGTACCATAGCATAAATACCAGATTTGCTCCTTGATACTGCCAGTAAGCGTGTAACCGCACGACTTTTGAATATACCTTATAAGCTCTTGATCTCCTCCGAAAATCCTTTGAATCAGCGCATTCCAATAGGGAGCTTCTGCTCCTGGATTATAATCAATTTCAAGTGCCTTTGTGATCAGATCTTCATGCCGGTGTTCTTGCAGTCGGCATGACCTCAGATCGAGCGTCCCATTTCTACAGTTCAAAAGCCAAGGATCTTGATCTAATTCTTTTGGGGAAATGGCAAGGTAGCCTTTTGCCAGATCAAGCATAGCGTCAATCTTGCCTCTCGACGCAGATACCAGGGCCCAACCGCCAACCTCCCTGGATTTCTCTTTGCTTGGCGCGGTGGCGGCCTCTACGAAGATTGTCTTTGCTACTTCGATAGCTCGATTCTTAGACTCGTTGCTTTCATCAATCTCCCAATACCTTCCATTCCATACAATCCATTTTTTCCATAATTGGCAGAACCTCATATCTTCGCCTTGGATATTGACAAGGCGCTCAGCATTTCCAATATCAGTTAAGCTATGATCATCATACGAAATGGGGAACCGCAGAGGAGCTTTCTTTTCTTGTTTAGGCAGGTCCTCAGCCTTGATCAGACCCTTCTTGATTGCATACTCCTTCGTCTTCTGGAGCACTTCAGGGTCTCGGAGCGAGCCTTTACCGGCATCTTCCCATCTTACTAACCCTGCTTCGCAGGCCAACCAGGTCCAGGCGTCGCCGCCTTTCTTCAGGCCATTGTGCATGTAGGCATAGCAGCCCATCCCTGGGTGAACCACTAGATTGTGTCCAGTGGTGCTGTTTAAGATAGGGTGAGCCCCCATGAGCTGATCGCCGGAACGTTCGAACCCCGACGTGTTGATGACATCGAGAATGTCGAGTTTAGGTAGCCCTTGTCCCTTACAGGCCGCTTCCATTTTTGCCCAAACATCATTTAGATCCTGCGCAGGTTCAACGCACTCACTGCATATAATCTGCTCTAACTCGGCCTGTCTCTCCTGTAGTTCCATAGGAAACACATCTAGGAACCAACCCGTGAACGTGAAATGCCTAGGACCATCTTCATAGATCTCTAGGGAATTGCACTTAGGCGCATCTGGCTTTGCTGCCTTGATATGCTCCCAGATCTCGCTGGGTAGCTTCCCAGGATCTTGCCCTTCTGAATAGATCGAATCCTTTCCTTCTGGCAACTTCGCGTAGATCCAGACATGGAATCCAGTCTGAGAAGGCGTGATCTCTGAATAGCTGTTCAGCTTCTTCAGAAGTTCCAGAGCCCATTCTGAGACCCATCCAGTGATAGGATCTCGGCAGCAGTCCAAGTCCAAACCAATTATCTGCTTGTCTCCTCGACCTGGCTCACGGGCTATGATGAAGCCCAGGCCGTCAAATCCCTGACCATTTCGCTTGAGGACCTCACAGGCTTCCTGATAGGTAATCCAGCCATCTGGAACGTTCCAACCTTTTGGATTGCTATATTGATCACAAGGTTTTTTGCCATGTCGTAGGACCCAATGTCGAGCATAGCCAAGCCCCCCCGGACACCTGGCGGGAATAGAGGCGCTCATGGCGAAGGGTACTCCTCAGACCGAAGGCAGCTTTCACAATCGCCCCGGCAACATGGTTGCCCACTTTCATTCTCTTTTTTATCCTCTGGATCATCAAGAATCCGGCGCGAGGCTTCGTAACAATAGGATGTCAATGATACCGCCTTCTAGCCAGGTTCTCTTCCGGCGTGACCAACTCAAGATTAGCCATCCTGTTGTCCAGGCAGTCACCGTTGAGATGATCGACTTGAATTCCTGACGGTGCATTCGTCAAAAATCTGTGCAAATAAATCGCGATGACCTTTCGCTTGCCGTTTATCTTGACGGTCGTCGTTCTTGCGGCATAATGATCCGGTTTGCAATAGCGAGCATGCCAATGATACATGTCGATCCTTGGAAGGTCCTTAGCGTCGATGAGGGTCACGTAGCCATTGGATAGCGGGAATTCCATGCTCTCCCTCACAGGCTGCTTAATGCCGCTCGATGCTCGCCGTCAACCTTCGACAGTGCCACCCGAAGGCCGATCATCTTCCATAATTGGGCAGAGAGCGTCTTAGGCGTCTCAACGACATGGCCATTGATGCAAGCCAGAATGATGTCCTTGTCATCTGGCTCGATGATGTCTTCCAGTATACCGATGATCAGGCTGCCATCCGGAAGTCGGACCGCGTCGCCTTCTGAAGGTAAGAGCGAGATACTATCAGAAACTTGTGAGGCCATTCAGATCCACCCCAGCCAAAATATAGCCACAAGCCAGGCAATGCACCCCGCAAGAACGAGAATGATAATGGCCTCGGTGCCTATGATGCTTTCTGCGGTAGCCATTCGATTAGTGGCCATACTCTAGGCCTCCTTCCACGCTCTATTGATCAATAGTTTCAGTGTGTTATTCGGTGAATTTGCTCCCGGGCCATTCACCGCAATGTTCATCTTTTCCGGTTCTGTTTTCTGATCTTTTCTTCTTGCATAGATCAATATTTCATTCGTTGGCAACACTTCGCAAGATATGATAAGGCCATCTGCTTTCTTTGCGGTTTCGATATCAATTTCTGCTATCATTTTGCGACGTTCTCCAGTTGGTCGCATGTATTGTATTATTTCAATCTCATTCGGTTTCTTGTCCGCGTGAATATTGTCTATATCATACGGGCGACCATCTGGCGCGATTGCCATACTCTAGGCCTCCAACTTCGTGTACCGTCGCGCAAAACTCAAGCCTTCCGGGGTGGCAAAATAAATCCCGTCGGATGGATCTGTCAGAAAACCGCGATCAATGAGTTCCTTAAGGTGATGCTTGAGACTCATAAAGTTCAAATTGGACTGATAAACGATTTGCGTCTTGTTCGCGCCACCCTTTGCGGCGACTAAAATGTCTCGCTGAATAGCGAGCCGATCACGCTTTGTGTATTTTAGATCTGCCATTCCTTTCACCTTCTCCAAGAATGGCCGATCCGGAACCTAGATCCGAAGGCTATATATGCAACTTTCGAGCATATTAGCTATCGGTCGGGGGACTCTTCACACTTTCTGAGGGCGAGAAGGATTCACCGGCCATTCTTAATTATGATTCGTTCCTATGTTACATTACTTTCTGCGTCTTGTTTTCTGTACTTATAATTCTTTTTCTTATGATTATGGTAAAGGAGGAGGGCGAAAGTAATATTCGCCCTAAGCTACTCCAAACTCCCTTTTCAATTGGGCATCGATTGCTTTGATCTGATCGATGATAGTCAATGGATCACTGCCTTTTATGCCAATCTCCCAGGCATAGCCGCCCTTTTGTCCTTTCTCTACCTTAATATTGTAGGGCTCAGGGTTTGGGCCCTGTATATGCTGTACTTGTTCCATCAATACCTCTTGTCATTGTCATGACTATAATTCAGTACATCTTTGGACTGGAATCGTTTCAATGCTTCTGCATTTTCGCTCGTTTCCTCGAGCCCCAATTTCTCCAGGATCTTTCTCTCTTGATAATTTGCCATCTTATTACTCACCTTCTTGATTAGAGGGATGACCGAGAGGCGTGAAAGGAGTTAGGAGGATGGGGTGATTGAGCGCCCCTCGGTCGCTTTTGGTATTGCCCCGAACTCCAAATTCTATGTACAACTCCTGAGTATAAATAGTTTTCCTAGTTTCATTAAGTAACTAAGAGTTACTAGGAAAACTATAAATACTGAAATGCCTATATAGGATTATGCGTGCAGTGCAAGTCATGGAGAACTTGAAGAAATACAAAGTAATTGCGAAGGTATTTAGTAATGGAAAAGTGACCTTGCCGATTGAAGTAAGGAATTACCTTGGAGTAGTCGATGGGGACTATGTTGAATTAATAGTCTCAAAGATGGATATGTCAATACCGACGGAAGATCAATAATAATCACCGAATAATCCCCGAAGGGCGCTAGAGACGCCCTTCAAGGAGCTTTGTATGTTAAAAGCAAACACAACATTGGCAGCTTTGGCTATAATAGCCTTTGCTCTATCAGGAATGGCAAGTGCAAACTTGGGATTCAGTATCAGTATGGGCAGTGGAGCAACCACGTTCACAGACAATATGAACTTTGGTCCTAATACCTTCCAGCAGAATACGGGTACTACGTTCTCCAAGACTATCGGCATTGGCTCAGATCCCGCCGCTGGATTCTGTCACGGCTGGACAAATAACCAAGGCACCTTATCTGGACAGGCAATGTATCAGATGACTAATGGACAAATCCAGGCCCAGAGCCAATTTGATCAAGGTTCTGCCACTGCTCAGATGCAATTCCAAGACACCGGCGCGAAATTGATGCTTATTAGTGGCACCCAATCCGGTGACGATGTAAACAACGTGTGGACAAATGCCTGGACCACGAATTACAATGGGGTCACTTCCTCATCTAGCGCAAACTGGCAATGGCAGAACGCGCAGGTTATCAATGGCATAACGATGGACAGGTCAACTGATACAATGTCCACTCAGTTCTATCTGGCGAGCCCAATTGTGACGCCTCTGACCAGACTACTGTTCGCTTAGAAGGGCTTAGTCATGAAAAAGGCAATTTGCGTAATGGTAGCATCAATAGCAACGTTGGCACTGATGGGAATGAGTTGCGCTATGGATATGTCACCGAATGATGCCGCGTTTGGCAACGGAGGAAGCGATCCAGGATTTACCCCCGGAGACAATAGCGCGGCTAACAATATCAACGATGCCTTTCCGGGCATCATAGGCGGTGACTATGGCAACGATGATAGCGTGGTAGATGATGGATTTGATACGAGCGACGGGGGATGGTAGACGTCCCACGCGCTTTCTTTTCTTTTTAGGAGGATAAATAAATGGTAATCAGCATTCGACCAAGCACGGTTAATCTCAGGAAACGGATGGGCCTAATTACCCAAAGAAGAGCAGGTCATAACCCAGAAAAAGGAATCAAAATTGAGATGGATAGACCAAAAGTATTTGAGGAATCTAATCATAGGTAAGTAACAGAGGTAAGTATATGAGAAACGTATTAGTCGTGTTGGCCATCGCAGCCCTTCTAGTGCCCGCGATGGGATTGAATCAGGTACAAACATCCTGGCTAGATGGCGTAAATAACGGATATCAATTGGGTGTCCTCGCATGGCAAGCCAGAGGTAACCAGACCGCCGCTGACTTATATAATGCTCAAGTGGACAAGTTGAATGCCCTGTTCAAGGTCACGATGAATGAGACAGACTATAAAGTCAATGAACTGGGCCATATCCATCCGATCGTCACACAATCTGATCTGCCTGAGTTTTTGAGGTCTACATGAAACCAATGTTTGTTGCGATGGTAATTATAACGGTCATGGTTTTGCCCTCGGTGGCATCAGATAAAACGGTCTTTGGTCGCGATAATCTGACCAGTGATCCTTGGATGGTCCAAGGTCCGGCCCAAGCAAACAAACCTACTCATGTAATAGATGGATCTACAAAAGGTGTCAATATCGTGGTTGGTTCAATGGGCGAGATGGGGCAGGCCAACCTAGACGCTTATGAGGCCCAAAACGGCGTGAGCATAGATGCTAAAGGCACTCATACACTAGGACCGGGGATAACCCCGAGAAGCCAATGGGACAACTCACTTGGCGGCAGCATAGGCATGGCCCCGTTAGATTCGAATTATGGCATCTTCGGAGAACCCGCCCTTAAGACCACAGATCCAGCATATCTGAGCATGGGTGCGCAACCTATCTCTAATCAGTCATCTCTTCCGCTCTCTTTACAAGGAGGTGTATAATTAGAAGATCGAGACAGAAAACCCAATCAGTAAACTCTTTTTAAGAAATTCCGCTACGGTTCTCGTAAACTGGATGCTGGACACGGGTATGCTTGGAGATCAAACCATAATTCGACCGATTAGCTAGGACGACCAAATCGACATTATAGTCATCCGCATAAGTTTTTATAATTCTTATTTTTTGATATAAATTTTTCAATCCAATAATCTGCATAACTTTTGCATTCTGCGAACCTGCAAAAAGAC